GATGGCTTCAGCAATGCATGAGTGACATGAAAGGTGAGAAGCTCCGTGGGAAAGCTAAGCTTGATGAGAAGAAGCAGCGCAACCCAGTGAGGGTTGTAATTGACTCCATCAGGCAATCCGGCCATAGGGGAACCAGCGCATTCAATTGGCTCATCAACTACGTGTGTTGGATGTGCGTGATGTGCGAATACCCCGAGGACATGGTCGCAAAAACCCAGCAGGGTGAGCTGAGGGCCAGATACAAGTCATCACATGATGGGCGTGTTTACGAGATTAAATACGCTTTCGAAGGTGATGATTCTGCGCTTTCAACGAATGAACCCATCACCGAAGAGCGGCAAAAGCAAATTGAGGATGCATGGGAGAGCTTGGGTTTTCGGATGAAGTTGGTGTTTGGGGGTCGTAAGATGACTTTCACGGGCTTTGACTTTTTGTGTGATGAGTTAGGGCCCACCCAAACATTTGTCCCCGAACTCGCCAGGAACATTGCATCATCATCGTGGACAACATCCGCTGAAGCCAAATCACACAAGGAGAGGCTTCATGCAATTGGAGCAGCTGCCATGCTGGCACGCGCGGAGAATTTCACGGATTGCGGGCCTTTTCGAAGGTACTTTGCCGCGTTGGGATTAGCACATTGCAAGGCTGGAGGTGATTGTTCAATTGGGGAAGAGGAGGCGATCACGCTAGGCATCGCCCCGGCGGATTCAGTGGAGGCACGACTCCACGAAGCGGCGGATGGAGCTGAGCCGATGACTGAACAGATGCGCGAGCTCGTACAGTTCTCGTGCAAGATCAGTCATGAACAGGAGGCCAACTTGCTTACATGCCATTTTGGCAAGAAGTGGGCCCCGGCTGCTTCAAGGCATTTGATCCCACTTGAGTTGTGGGACCCGGGCAACTTTCAAGTTGCCCGCCGCCGCCAGGGATAGGGCTGAGGCCCTTTAATTCAGCGACCAAATTTTGGTAATTCAAAGTAGCACTTTGTGCTTTTCAGGGATTCCACCCCCCTGCTGCCGAGGGGGGGGATTAGAAGGCCGTGGGCTCCATCATCCGGATTGGGAGTCATTGTGGCTGTTGAGGTACCCGCGCACGGGATATCGCAAATTACCGCGAACTCAACAGTCCGTAGGGAGTCACACCCCGAAGGCCTGACCTTATGGTTCAGTAGGCGCGGACTGCACTCCGCGTTGAAGAGCTAGGCGCCGTACGGACGGCTGCTGAGGTGGTAGCAACACAGGCCATTTCAAATGCAAAATGCTATGCAGGCATTGGTTGCATCAATGTTATTGGCCAGCCGTAAAAAGAGCGGTGTGATTGCGTGTGGTTGTGCGAGTCACGCCACCCGGTGAGGGCCAGCCCAGCCAGGAGTGACGCCCTGGTTCTGTCTAGCCAACAGAGCACATTTTGTGTTGGGTCCCCCGACCTGCATGCGCAGTATTGAGGCCGAGGATCGGCGCGGTCGAATCTGCGTGGTGGGGTGCCCCCCGTGTGAAGTGGAACCCGAGTGTGCCATACGCCGCAGCCTAGTGTTGTGCACGGTGGCATCCTTGTTCCAAGGGGGCCTGAGGGAAGGGCTACGGGAGCGTCGAGGTGCAGCTCGTGTGATTAAGAGCGCCGAAGGAGCGGGGTTGTGGTTGGTCCGTCCCCAGATTCCGGTGGAAAGTGCTAGAATCACACTGCATTTTTGTTTGGCGGCATAAGCATTTACAGGAATTCCAGCTTTTAGCTTTAACCGCCCATCGCCATGCCATTTCCAAAGTTCGCCGTTGCCGCGCCGGGCAGCATCGCTTCCCAGGCGATCACCAAGCGCGACAATGAGATCCGAGTGCTTAAGGCGGCTTTGGAAGCCAAGG